AAACTTGATGGTGAACTTGTTGGGCACAACTGTTTCAATTGCGGCGCTAGATTTACCTACGAAGAAGGCTCTGGCAAATTCAGCAGAAACGCCCGACGAATTCTTGATGCTTATGGTATCACCAAAAAAGATCTAGATGAAATTGCGGGTTCTGTCTTTTTCAACAAGAGCGCAGAAGAAAAAGTCATCACTCTTGAAAGCCTGAAACCGCAGATCACTCTCTTCACGCCTGAAGTAAAACTGCCGCCCCTATCGCAGCCGCTTGGTTCACATCACAATGAAGCGCTTCAACTGCCATTGATTGAGTATCTAGAATCACGGTGCGTTGATCCACTACGTGTATTTGCACACTTTAGCACTGATCCTAAGTTTTTGCGAAGAGTCATCTTACCCTGCATGAGAGACAACAAGGTCATCTTCTGGCAGGCGCGTGCGATTGACGACATCAAACCACGATACCTTTCGCCCAGCGTACCGAAAGAAGCAGTGATGTGGGGGTACGACAACATTTGGAAGCATCAGTCAGCGCCGCTGTTTGTGACCGAAGGGATTTTCGATGCTGAGCCGCTGGACGGCGTTGCCATTCTTGGCTCAACTGTGAATGATTCTAAACTTGAAGTTCTGACTCGTTCTCGACGTCAGAAAGTTGTGATCATTGATCGAGATGACAATGGCGGTGTACTTGGCGAAATTGCGCTAAAGCGCGGTTGGCAAGTATCCTTTGTTGATCAACGAGCAAGGGACGTTAATGACTGTGTTAGAAAATTTGGTCGCGCATACACTGTATGGTCATTAATGAAGAACAAGACAATCCCATCAAAATTTATCAGCAGCAGTGGAATGGCAGTAAAATCGGAACTTGAACTAAAAATGCAATTGGCACTTGCAAAACTTGTAAGGAAATAGAATGAGCGAACCAAAAATAGAATATCTTTTGCGCATTGTGTACAAGTCAGGATACACTCATGACTTTTGGGTGTCGGCATTTAGTTTTGGCGATGGCACTTATGAATGGGTAGCAGTTGATCCAAAGAATAAACCAGTTATGCTAGGTGCAAATGACATTGCGGCAGTGTGGCAAATCGGGCAAACTGATGTACACGAAGCAGTAAAAGAATGAGCGACCACCTAATTGACGAAGTATCGCAAAAACTGTTCATCAGTTCGATGCTGGGGAATGCGACGTTGTTTTCTCGAGTGCAGCACTTGCTTGAGCCATCTTACTTTGACGGGTCTTTAAAAGACGCTGTCACGTTTATGAAGAAGTACTTTCATGAACAACGCTCTGTTCCTGCACTACCGATTATGTTGGCAGCAACTAAGGTCAACATCGAGCCTACACATAATTTGTCAAATGGGGATGTACAGTTTTTAGCAGAACAGATCGCTGCATTTTGCCAAATCCGCGCGGTGACTGAGGCAGTGCTTCGAGCACCTAGTCACATTGAGAAGGGCAATTTTGGATTGATGGTCAGTGAGATCAAAATGGCATCTCAGATTGCGCTACACACTGATCTTGGCATCGAGTACTTTCAGGATCCGTCAGTTCGACTTGAGGCAAACGAGGAACTCGAGCAGTTGATAAGCACCGGATGGTATTCAGTTGACGAACTAATTGGAGGTGGTGTTGGCCGGCAAGAACTTGTGCTCTATACTGCTAATTCCGGTGGGGGGAAGTCGGCGGCAATGCTAAACATGGCGAACAACCTGCTGAAGCGCGGTCTGCATGGTGTGTACATTTCACTTGAAATGCGCGATAGAGTTGTAGCAAAACGCCTTGACTCGATGATCAGTAAGATCAACGGTAAGTTCATCAACGCCAACAAACTGAAGGTGGGTCAAGACGTTGAATTGGCACGGGATTCGGGGTACGGCAGGTTCTTCATCAAGCGTATGCGAGAAGGATCCACCACGGCAGACCACATCATCTCGTACCTGCGCGAACTCGAAGCGGTTCATGGCTTCAAGCCCGACTTTGTAGTTGTGGACTACATCGATCTGATGGCATCTGTGCAAAAGCACGGTGGTGATAGCCTCTTTACAAAAGACAAGTTCGTCACTGAAGAGGTTCGAGCCATCGGCTTTGACTTTAATTGTCTTATGATTAGCGCATCACAGTTAGGTCGTAGTGCTATTGAGGCATCACGAGAACAGAAGCCTCTTGATCAAGCACACATTCAGGGCGGCATCTCAAAGATCAACACTTCCGATCTGGTCATTGCATTGGTGAAGACTGAAGACATGGACAAGGCAGGCGAGTACCGCTTCGAGTTCTTGAAGTCACGCAATTCAAATGCGGTGAATAAAAAGTTGAACATGAAGTGGGATTCAGACAGTTTGTGCATCTCAGACGCCGATACGCTGCAACTTAAACCGACAGCCGCAATACGCCCAAAAATGAGTATGTCTGTTTCAACCCCTGGAAAGACAGGAGATGGTCTCCAGGACTTGTTAAATAATCGGTAACTTAACTACATAGGAGAATCCACGTGGATCAAAGCAAAACTATTACTGTTGATGGAAAAACTTATGAACTTGATAAGTTGAGCCCCCAAATCCAGCAAGCAGTGGCAATTTACAATCGTTTCAGTGCTGATCTGAGTGAAGCACAACTGACAGTTATTAAGTGTCAGGCTGCAGTCACCTATATTGGGCAGCAAATTGCCGAAGCAATCAAGAAAACTGATGACGTTTCATCAGATCCAGTTCCTGAAGTAAGCCAAGCATAACCTGTAAGGTTGAATGAGCCGCCTTCGGGCGGCTCTGTCGCATCCGGGTCTAAATAATAGTATGCCCCATTACAAAATTTCCGAAGGCATTGCCCATATTGAAGACCTCAATTTAGATGAGTTCATTGCGGTGCTTAAAAATCTGCCCCAATTTCAAGGATTTGAAAAACTGGATGGGGCTAATTTGTGGTTTGGGCTAGACGGCGAGGGGAAACTGTTTACCTCGCGTGAAGGCAAAAGATCAAATGCTGATCGCAAATACAAAGTAAGTGATTGGGCAATGCGCTCAAATCTTGATCAGTTTAGGGCGGCTCACGCTGCACTTCTCCGTGTTGAGGAAGTTATAGTATCCGTACTTCAGCCAGATGACACCGTTGAGGCTGAGGTGATGTTTGGCAATCAGCCTAATACGGTATCATATGGAACTCAAAACCGATCATTCTTAGCCATTCTAAGAGGCGTTAATGACACGGCAGATGATCGAGTTCAGACACTCTCAAATGCATTATCAGGTAAATCAGCAGATGTAAAAATTGAAGTTCTTGCCACAGATGATGGAGAAAAACTCAGACCATTTCAGTTCACCACGTCATTTGAGTTTATTACTGCACCACAAATTGATGCAGAGCGATTGAAGATCTCAGAAGTTGAAAAGTCAATTGAAAAATTAGAAGCATTCCTCAGTTCTGATTCTACTATTAGTGGATTTACAAATGGCGAACTTATTTCAGTTTCACTAAATCAAATCCCTATGGAAAAAAGGGATGCTGTAAAACAAGCAAGAAGCAGCCTAGTTGCTGCAATTGAAAGTGATTTCAAACTGCCAATAAAGCAGCAACTTTTAAACAAATTAGTTAGAAATACAGGGTCAAAATTAACAGACCCGCAGGATAAAAATGCTGTTGACATTGAGGGTGTAGTTCTCAGAGACCCAGTTAGTGGGCGACAAGTAAAAGTTGTTGACAAAGATTTGTTCACGGTAATGAATAAATTTAATCAGTCCGCAAGAGCAAGAATTCAGAGCGCATTAAGTACTACAAATCCAGATGCATCGCTCGAATCTAGAGGGGGTCTTTTAGGCGAACTAAGAATTAGAATTGCGCAAGTGCTAGGTAATCGTGAACTAGCAAAAGCAAGTAATCTTAGAAAAATTGCGCAATCCCTAAAAGGTGAAACTGCTTCAGATACTGTTAAAGCGCTTGCTGCATCTTTAAACATTGATGATTTTCAAGAACTTAAACTCAAGACGCTGGCAATAATTTCCAGCACGTCAAAGCAGTTGAAGACAGAACTTGAAGTTTTTAAAAAGCAAAAAGGCGAATTTAAATTAAAACTTAAAGACGGTAAAGAAGTAAAGTTGTCGCCTGAAACAATTAAAAAAACGTTAGTTAACTTTGCAGAAGCAAAGGCTAACCTTCAGGATCTGTTTAACAAAATTAAGAATGCAGATGATTTACCTCAGTTTTTGGCTGTTATGTACGGTGGTATTATTAAAGGCGTTCAAACTGCAAATATTGCTGAAGAACTAATCACGGAACGCAAAAATTCGCCAAAGAAAAAGAAGAATGCAAAAACTGCATCTTTGGGTGAGATTGACTTAATGGATTTTCAAGGCAAGGAAGCATTTGCTTTAGTCAATGGATATTTGGCTACGATCTTTTTGACAATGTTTATTTTTCAAAATAACGATGCTCAGGGGCTTCGTATTTTACGAGACAGAAAGAACTACAGATTGACTAGGTGGGCGCATGATATGAGCCCACTAAATCATTGGGGGTACATGTTTTGGAGAAATAGTCGACCAGATGTAAAACGTGTGCTGTTAAATCGTGCAGAAAAAGAAATTAGCAAAATAGCAAGAGGCGTGCCGGCGCCCTGGTGGAAATTTATGCATATGGATTTTTCATTTAACAAACTTGTTAAGATTGATTGGGATGATCACAGATCTGCTGTTCAACGAATTATTGATCTTTCAGGGCTTAGAAGCGAAAGACTAAATAACCTTTTAGATTCTGTTGTGCGGTGGCAAGAGTTGACTTACGATGAAAAAATTAAGGCTTCTAACAAACTGTACATGTATTCACTCCAATTTATTCCGCGTGCTGCACTTTTTCAAAGATTCCGCATTGTGCAAAATGAATTAGTATTAACCCCGCCGGAGCCTACCGATATGAAAGAAAGCCTGCTAAAATCAGTTGCTAATATTGCTGAAGAAGGTGATGCAGCAATTGCGCCTTCATCTGGTTCAGTATTAGCAACTGCTAGTGGTGAAATTGCTGCAGTGCCATCTCTTTTGATGAATAAAAATCGAAATGTTGTAAAACGCAAACGTAATCCTAATCTTTCAAAATTGGGATTTAGGTTCAAAGACCCTAGGACAAAGAATGACGCTTATTAAAGAATTATCGACGATTACAGGTTATACACAAAATGACTTAAAGCGGGCTGATGGCTCAGATGCTGGTGCTTCAGATGCTGTGTCAAAGCCTGTGGATGTTAAATTTTCTCTAATGAGAAACGTTATTAACAGTGATGGCACCGTAACTGGTTCAGACGTGAATGATTATCTAGAGCGTGCGGGTGAACTAAATGATGAAGTTGACACAGTCGGTTTTGCTATTGAAACTGATGATGACGACTACATTAAAGTGTATGTTAATGCAGATCAAGCAGACGAATTTGAAATAGAGATAGCAAAACTTCTGGGTCTTGAAGATGACCCAGAAGCGGCAATTAACACGCTTGCTCAAAAATATGACATTGTGGATGTCGTGTGGCCAAAAGACCCTACGCCAGATGCTGATGAGATTAACATCGATAATGCGTCTGACGCTGTTAACCCCGCAGATGATGAGAGAGATGATGACCTAATTGCAACGCTTGATGATACTGAAGTTGTACCATCAAATGATGTTGACGATGTATCAAAAGGGGCAGAAGAAGATCCCCCAGAAGATGACAAAGAAGATGACAAAGAAGATGACAAAGAAGATGACAAAGAAGATGACAAAGAAGATGACAAAGAAAAGCCTAAGAAA